TAAATCTTTAGACTACTCAATAAAAATGAGTGGTCTTTTTTTGTACATAAAAAAGCCACTAGACTATGGGATCTAGTGGCTAGGTAGCATTCGTGCACAATTTTTGTTGATTACTATTTACAAAAAGGAGTTGCTACCCATAAATAGTATAGCAAGAAGTGATTTATTGAATCAAGTACATAAAACAACTAGGAGAGAAAAATATGAAAAGCTATTGGTACGTATCGCTAACACATAAATATCCACAGCCGAACCGCTCAGCCGATGCAGCACGTGTCGTAATGTCTGTGCAGATAAAAAAGAATGCTTCAATTGTTGAAATGACAAGAGAAGCCACACCAAAGGAAATTGACGCGTGCAAGCTTGTCTATTGTGGGCATGGCTATTTTGATGAAAAGAACATTCAAGACAACATTAAGCGAAACATGAGGGATTAGATATGAATATTGAAAAGATGAAGTTATCAGAACTACGCCCTGCTGAATATAATCCAAGGGTTGAATTAAAGCCAGGAATGGAAGAATACGAGAAGCTTAAACAATCCATTTTGGAATTTGGCTTTGTTGATCCACCAATTTTTAATAAAAGAACAGGAAATTTAGTTGGTGGCCATCAACGTGTATCGGTAGCAAAAGATTTAGGAATTGGCGAAATTGAAGTATCTATCGTAGATTTACCTATCGAAAAAGAAAAAGCTTTAAACATAGCTTTAAATAAAATTTCTGGCCAGTGGGATGAAGATAAATTAGCTTTGCTATTAAATGAATTAGATGAAAACGAACTTAATATATCAGGGTTTACTGATAAAGAAATCCAAGAGGTTATTGATCAGTATGATATGCGGCTAGATTTGGAAACAGAAGCAATAGATGATGGATTTGAATTTGAGTTACCTGAAAAATCCAAAGCAGCTTTAGGCGATATTTATCAATTGGGAAGACATCGATTAATGTGTGGAGATAGCACCAATAAAGCACATATAGAGTTATTGATGGATGGAGAAAAAGCGGATTTATTAATCACTGATCCACCGTATAACGTAAATTACGAAGGAAAAACAGAAGCAGCATTAAAAATTAAGAACGATAATAAAACAGCCAGTGAATTTTATGATTTTTTAAGAAGTGCATTCAGTTCAGCTTATGATAATTTAAAAGAAGGTGCTTCTTTTTATGTTTGGTATGCATCATCTGAAGTAATTAATTTTGTTAATTCGTTGGTAGATTCTCAATTTATGGTGAAACAAGAACTTATTTGGTTAAAAAATTCTTTTGTTCTCGGGAGACAAGATTATCATTGGCAACATGAACCTTGTTTGTACGGATGGAAAAAAGATGGAAGTCATCGTTGGTATGGAGATAGAAAACAAACTACTGTCCTTGATTTTGATAAGCCAATAGCTAATAAAGAGCATCCAACTATGAAGCCTATTCCTTTATTCGATTATCAAATTAAAAATAGCTCAAAAAAAGGAGATAAGATACTAGATATATTTGGAGGAAGTGGTACAACGATGATTGCATGTGAACAAAATGACAGGCAAGCTTATTTGATGGAATTAGACCCAAAATATGTCGATGTAATCATTAATCGTTGGGAAGAGTTTACAGGTAAAGAAGCTATAAAACTGAATTAAATAAAAAGAAGCCGAGTGCGCTAACACTCGACTACTTCAACGAGATACGAATACCCCGAAGACACAGAGAATTCCCACGCGTGGATTTTCGACACCCTCTGTGTCTTTTAGCATTTTATCAAATGCGGGGTGTTTTAACAATGGGAACAAAAGCAGAACATGAAGAAATTGATATTTTAGATTTAGAATTGGAAAAAGAATTTGAAGATGCCGAAGATTATGAGCAATATAGAAAAATCATACGTGCAACGATGGCTCAATGGTTAAAAAATCTTAAAAACGGTGAAATTAAATTAACTTCAGTAAATGACTTAAAGATACTTATTGAAGCTGATAAAATACTTAGAAGTTAGAGGAGGTGCGGTCAATGACAAGAAATGAAAAAGAACCATCAAATAAAACAAAAGAAAGATATGACTTGTTTGTTGACTGTTATCTGCAAACTTTTAATGCAACGCAATCAGCAATCAAAGTTGGATATTCGGAAAAAACTGCTCGTCAACAAGGTCATAAGTTATTGACAAATGCTTACATTAAGCAAAAAATTCAATTTGAAATGAAAAGACTACGCAATCGCATGAGAGACGAAGGGTTGCGTAGTTTTTCTATGCTTTTAGATATAGCAATGCAGACTGAGGAAAAAATACAAGCTCATAATGAAGCAGAGATAGAAATTGATAGAATAAAATCCGAACTCAGCGATTTAGAGCTAGAAATGCTTAAAGCTAATAATGATTTAGAAAAAGTACAAAAAGCTGCAGATGCCATTGATGGTCGAAAAAAAGAAATGAGAAATCATAAAAGAAGTCTTTTGGAACAAGTTGATTCTATAAAGAAAGAATACTTTGAATTAAACCTTAAAAGAGTTGTACTATTAAATGAATTGTCAAAACATCAATCTCGTTATCTTGATGCTAAAGAATGGGAAAAGTTGCAAAATTTAAAAAAATCTATTTTCCAAGATATTTTGGATCGAGGCGGTTTTAAAGCAATTGACCAGATACAGCATAGTGGAAAAGTGGATGTTAATCCATTTGCTAACTTATCTGAAGAAGAATTAAGAAGGTTAGCTGAAAATGATGGATAGAATTGTTTTAGGTGCAAAGTTAGAATTATCCCGTCGTTATTTTTGGGACTATTGCAAATTAACGGCATCTGACTTTTACAAACAAGATAGAGTGTACTTAAAAGAATTATGCGATGATTTACAAGAATTCATTTATGATAGTGACGATGACGTTCTAGTTATCAATGAACCACCTAGACATGGAAAATCAAGAACTGCTGGTAAATTCGTAGAATGGTTATTAGGAAATGACAATCAAAAAAAGATAATGACGGGTTCGTATAACGAAACATTATCTACAACATTTTCCAAAGGTGTGAGGAATGCTATTCAGGAAATTAAAGCTGATGAAGGCAGGATAGTATTTTCAGATGTATTCCCTGGTGTAGAAATAAAATCAGGTGATGGCGCTATGAATTTGTGGAGCTTGAATGGTGGGTACAATAATTATCTAGCGACATCTCCAACAGGAACAGCTACAGGTTTTGGTGCAGACATCATCATCATTGATGATTTAATTAAAAATGCCGAAGAAGCAAATAATGCTATGGTTTTAGAGAAGCACTGGGATTGGTTTACCAATACTATGCTTTCTCGTTTAGAAACAGGCGGTAAAATTATAATCATCATGACTAGGTGGCATTCTAATGATTTAGCAGGAAAAGCTTTAAAGGAGTTACCTCAATCTGGTTATAAAGTAAAGCATATTAGCATGAAAGCATATAACGAAGAAACAGACACCATGCTTTGTGAGTCTGTCCTTTCTAAAGAAGAATATTTCCGTAAAAAGAAAACGATGGGTGCAGATATTGCTTCTGCTAACTATCAACAAGAACCGATTGATTTAAAAGGTCGTTTGTACCAAAAATTTTCAACATATGAAACACGCTCTAATTACATTAAAATATGGAATTATACCGATACAGCAGACACTGGTGCTGATAATCTTTGTTCAATTGTTTTTGGTGAGACAGAAGATCATAAAGCAGAAGTATTGGATGTTCTATTTACAAAAGAACCAATGGAACAAACGGAAACAGCACACGCTGAACAAATTAAAAATAACCAAGTAAACCATGTCCGCATTGAGTCTAACTCTGGTGGGCGTGGTTTTTCTCGTAATTCAGAAAGAATTGTTAAAGAACGAGGATATCGTGGTGCTTATTACGAGCCGTTTCATCAATCGGCAAATAAACAATCACGTATTCTTTCTAATTCGGCACTTGTAGAAAATAATGTGTATTTCCCATCAGATTGGAAAATAAGATGGCCAGAATTTTATGAAGCTATGACGACCTATCAAAGGGAAGGTAAAAACAAACACGATGATGCACCAGATGCTGTAACAGGCATTGTAGAAACATTAGCAAATGATAACCAAGTCAGATTTATCCAATATTAGGAGGTGTGAAAATGTTTCAAAACAATTTAAGTTTGAAGCGGTATAAAAGATTACGAACAAAATATTCTACACAAATTAATGAAGAAGTTTTCGATCCTAATGATTTTATTACTGAAATGAAGCCATTTTTTGATGATAGAGAGCGCAAATACAAAGCTTATACAAGCGAACAAAATGAGATCGATAGAAGACTTAAACCAAACACAAAGATTATAAAAGTGAATAATAAACTTCATGCTGGTTTATACAATACTATTGTCGATCAAGCAGCGGACCATTTCACAGGTATTCCAATTAAGTGGGATTACGATATTACAGAGCAGAGACGCTCAATTATGCAACGTGCTAAAGATTTATTTTTGAATAATACATTAAAAAACACCAAAACACCAAAAGAGTTCGAACGGCTGACAGAGTTAGTGAATGATATGCGGTTTGCCATGCTTGATTCTGACACAGCTCGGTTTCAAGGAGCTTGTGGTGTTGCTTTTCGTTTGTTAGAACCTGTTAAAACCAAGGATGGTTGGCAATTATGGGCGAGCAATATTGAACCATGGAAAGCTGAAAAATACGAAAATGCAGATATCTTTATTCGTGAAAAATACGACACACATCAAAAAAAATTTTTTGAAGAAATGAAAGTCATTACTAAAGAAAGAATACGCATATATAGCAGATACATTGAATTTAATTTAGTCAGTGTATCTGGAACATTTAAATTGATCGAGGAAGTAGAAAATCCACTAGAAACGTTCTACCTATCAGAATTTAAAAACAATACGAATCGTTATTGCGATTTTGAAGTGGCGGAAGAACTTTCTGATGCATTTGATAGAAGCTTATCAGACCAACAAAACGAAGTTGAACAGTTTAAACTTGCTTACATGGCCATTAGCGGCTCAATATTAGATGAAGAAAAAGCACAAAGAATGATGGATCAATTAGGTATCCTTAACTTACCAGATCCACAAGCTAAGGTTGGGTATGTAACGAAAGATATTAATAAAGATTTCAACGAGTATCATCTAAACCAGCTAAAAAAAATGTTCTATACAATCACAAAATCAATTGATTTTAATGATGAGGTATTTAAATCAAACGCTTCTGGTGAAGCTCGTAAATGGCAAATTATTGCCTTAGAAGCAAAAACAAATACAAAAGAGCAGTATTTCAGGGAAGGTTTAAAAGAAGTCGCTGAAACGATGGCAGCTTTCATTAAATTTAACGATAAGCTTGATTTAGATGTGTCTAAAATTGTGTTTACATTCAGTCGCAGTTTGCCAACAGATATTGGCTATCTTGCTGATGCATTGCCAAAACTTTCGCCGTTTCTATCTAAACGAACAATTATTAATCAGATTCCATTTGCTAAAGACCCAGATTATGAAATGGACTTGATGAATTTAGAACAAGGTCAAGATTATCCTAGTGGTGACTACAAACTAGGTGGTGCGGATAATGACGAAGAAGAAAGCAACAGTTAGTGAACGCTACTGGGAAAAACGTCGTGAATTAGAAGACAAAGCACGCTTGAAACTGGAAAAGAAAACTCTTAGTGAACTAGAATCTGTTTTCGAACGTGCTTTAGTTAAAATTCAAAGACAGTTATTGGCACAAGCTGATTTACACGGTATTACTCAAAGTGAGATGCTAGAAGATTTTAGCAAACGAGACCAAGAGAAGTACCGTAAGTATATTGAGAAGAACTATGAAAAGTTGATGGAGTCTGACGAAGCTTATAAGCAGTTTATTGATGAATATTTTCCACCTTTTGACTATGCGAAAGTTAATCGCTTGTTACAATTACGAGCAGACATTTTTTCTACCCTTGCAGGTGAAGCAATAGCTAGTGATGTTAACGGTAAATTTAATAACGACTTAGAGAATATCACAAAACGAATCTACAATTCTAATTCTAATGCGTTGATACAATTACTAGGCGGTTCAGCACCTGGTTTAACTAAGAATGAGCTAGAAAACATCATGAACTATCCGTGGAGCGGAAAAACATTTTCATCTCGTTTATGGGGCAATATATCAACCCTAGAGCAACGTTTGAGCAATTCCATTATTAATTCATTGGCAAGTGGTGAAGGGGTTGTGGAAGCTCTTAGAACGATGAAAAACGATGGTGTTATTATCGGTATGTTTAAGTTGGAACAAGGAAAGTTTAATCGTTCGATTGAAAATCTTGTTAGAACGGAATATTCACATTTTGCTGTAGAAGGTGTAAGAAAATCGCTAAAGGATGTAGGTGTTAAGCAAACACAAAGCTGGTCGGCAGAAGATGAGCGTGTTTGTTCTATTTGTGGTGGACGTCATGGAAAAGAGATTAAAGATGATTGGCATCCACCGTATCATGGACGTTGCCGTTGTACTGAAATACCAATTATTCCTGAAATTAGCGATGACATAGATAAATTGTACGAGGAAATGTTTGGTGATTTATTGGATGAATTCGCCAACGATCAATTTGGTGTAAAATTGACTCATTCAAATAGGAAAAAGTTTGATGAAAAAAGCACAGACTCGATGTATAATAAAGATAGTAAAATCAAAGAGATTGCAAATTTAATCAATGCAGAAATCAAAAAGCCAATGACTGTAGAAGAAGCTGACAGAACAAATGCTAATCCTAATTATTATAAAGGAAAAGAGTACCAAGTTAATTGTCAGCGCTGTGTACCGACTTATGAAATGCGACGTCGTGGAATTGATGCAGAAGCATTGTCTTCTTTAGATCAAAGTATTTGGAGCGATGAATATACTGAAATTATTAGGTATAGAAGAAATAAAGCAATTAGAGGGCTTAGGACGTTTGTTGATTCAAAAACAAAAGAACCAGTAAGTCACAAATTAGTTGGCGGTAGAACAATGAAGTCCAATTTTTCTAAATTAGAAAAGATAGTTAAAGAAGGAGAAAGGTATGAGTTGTCTGTAGCATGGAAAAGAGGTGGCGCACACATTGTCAATATGGAAAGACTCAATGGAGTTCTGACAATTATTGATGCTCAAAGTGGAGTTATTGCGCCTATTGATGAATACTTTGCTATTCGACATGCGCAGCCGTCTAGCTTAAATTATCTAAGAGTGGATAATTTGGAATTTCGCAAAGAACTAGTTAAGTTGATAGCAAAGGCAAAGAAAGGAGAATAGAACAATGGAAAAAATAAGCAAAATCATTTCAAAAGTGGAAATTCCTGAGTTTATAAAAAATAATTTAAAAAAATGGGATATAATCGAAGAAAATGAAAAGTATGTTTATTTAACACCTGTGTTTGGATTAGTAGAGCCATCCTTTGGTCAACCTTTTTTGCTAGTTATTGACAAAACAATAAAAGATGGCTGTCTAGTGTTTAGGGATACGCCAAAATGGGATGAATTGGAACTTAATGATATTTATTAGCACTTATTGACAAATGTTTGTAAGTGCTATTTTTATGCTTAAATTTGGAGGTGAGGTTATGAAAGGGTTATTCGAAGCAGTGTTAAATTTAGAAGTTACTAACGGTACAGAAAAAGCCTATAAAAAAGCTTTTGAACAAGAAAATGAACGATATTTGACCAAGCATACGTTAAGAGACGGCAACGGTCATATCGTTAAAGATGAGCTTGAAGCAGTTTGGAGCGGTAATTATTGCCATGTCGATATTTTGTATTCTATACCAGCTAGAAAAAGTAAATTAACTATTTCGATTGTGTCGAGAACTCTGCAAAATGTAAAAGATGCTGTCACTGATTATCAAATGCTTGGTGCTGAACTGGTCCATAAAAATTGGGAGTGATTTACTTTGAATAAAAAACCTGTTTTAACGATAGCGTTAAAACAAAAATTATACTGTCGGTATAGATTTTTTCAATTGTACTTCTTGAATATGTTTAACTATAAGAAGTTTTTGGAATTACAAGAATTCATTTTAGAAGAATTAGAAACGGATATAGAAAAATATTTTAAAGTTAAAGTGAAATAAAAAGTCTGACAAATGTTAGGCTTTTTATTTTGTCCGAAATGACGTTAAACTAGCGCAATGCTGGGCTTAATTGAATGGTGGGGCGCAATAAATAATCTAAAGCAATGCGGGGCGTGTAAACGAATCGTGGGGCGAAAGGAGAAACAAAATGAAACCAAACCTATTACCAATGGATTTACAAATGTTTGCCGAAGAAGACGGTGGTACAAACTTCACTTTCGATGATTTTAAGGCATTTGTAGAATCAAATGAAGAAGCACAAAAATTTGTACAATCACAGTCACAATCAGCTGCAGATAAACAATTAGAAGCTTGGAAACAAAATAATCTTGAAAAAATCAAGGAAACAACAATCAAGGAGTATGAAGAATCTAAGAAAAATAAAACTCCTGAACAAATTAAATTAGAAGAATTACAGGCTGAATTTGAAGCTGAAAAGGCATTACGTGTGACTAGTGATAATAAAGCTTTTGTTGCAGAAAAAATTGCTGGCTTAGATTGGGACGGAGATTTGAAAGATTCTATTTCTCAATTTATGTTAAATAATCTTGTTAGTTCAGATACTGAATTTACTAAGAAGGCTGTAGAAGGTTTTACAGAGCTTTTGGAAGCAATAAATGATAAGCATGCAGAAGCTATTAAAAATGTAGAAATGACTAAAGCTTTTGGTAATAAATCGCAACAAACCAACATTGGAACTGGAAATCAAACAAAATCGTTTGAAAATCCAGAGGCAGCATTAGGACAAAAATTACAAGCATTTATCGATTAGGAGGAAACTACAAATGAAAAAAAGTTCATTAAATAATCTTGAGTATTTAGATATTTCACAGGAAGTTAACGCATTACAAGTTCCAAACACACCATTTTTAAGCTATTTGTTAGGCGCAGGTAAAGTTGAAGCTGCCAAGTCAACTGAGATTAAATGGCGAGAATACGGCATGAATAATGATGATTCATCTGCTCAATTAGAAGGCGGAGAATACGCAGATGCGGAATCTGATCGTACATGGTTTAACAACTATACTGAAATTTTCAGAAAATCAACTTCTGTATCTGGCACATTAGATGCTATTAATGTAGATGGTGTAGGAAATGAATTGAATAGCCAAGTAGCTCTTCGTGCTACAGAAATGAAAATTGACTTAAATCGTAAATTGATTGTTGGTGTAAAGGCTGATGAATCTGGTTCTAAAGGTCGTCAGATGAACGGAATTTTAAATTTGATTAGCTCAACGAATAAAGTCGAAACAGCAGCTGCGGGGGCAGTAACAAGAAAAGATATTGATGCCTTATTTAAAACAATGTTCCAAAAAGGATACATGGGCGAAAAATTATGTTTAGTAGCACCTGATATGCAAGAATTAATGACTGATCAGTTGGATGAAAAATCAACAAAAATTGTGCAATTTGGCGATAAACTTACTTTTGGATTGCAACTTGGAAATATTGTCTCAAATTACGGTTCAGGAATTGCGTTAATTGAACCTAATTTACCTAATGGAACAATCGCAGCTATTGATACTAATTATGTAAAATTACGTCCACTACGTGAATGGCGTGCGGAAGAATTAGCAAAAACAACAGATTCAAGACGGATTGGATTAGTTGGTGAGTATTCAATTGAATACAAAGCTTCTAATTCTGGAGCAATCTTGAATTTGAAAGCCTAAAATATAATAACGAAGGAGGAAATTAAAAATGGCAACAGCAAAAAAAGAAGTAACTTATCGTGTGCTTGACAAGAAAAACTTTGTGGGCTTTATGCATCCTAAAACAAAAAAATTTATCACAGCAAACGAAAATAATGAATTTATAGTTTCAGAAGACGATAAAGAAGCTATTGAAATATTAGAACGTGCTGCAGATACTTTTAAAGTTTAGGTAATGATGCTTTATGGTTGATGAAAAAAAAGAAGAAATCGTTGAGAAAATTCAATTGATGCTACCTAACGCTTCTGAAGATAGGGTTTTGTCTGTTTTAAACCTTGTTATCTTTGAAATCAATTCTTACAATACTTGTAAAATTGATATTGCTTGGGACGAGTTTGAACCACTTATAATTGAGGTTATCTACAAAGCTTTAAAAAACGAAATAGATAAGTCTGTAGCTAGTGTAAAACGTGGTGATACATCAATTAGTTATGTAGTTGAATCAAAAGACATACAATCACTCATGGAGAGCTATAGCAGTGCTATTAAACGTATTTTAGGCTGTGATAGCGGGGTGTTTTTCTATTGAATGAAGCAGGAGTTTTAGCAGCTACTTATTTTGATACCTGTGTTATTGAGCGAATGAGTGATATTGAAAATGTGGAAAGCGGAATTACTGAACAAGTTTATTTTCCAATTCATGATGGCAAGTTGCCCTGTGCTTTCTCTCAAGGAAGTATGGGGAACTTACCTGTAATAGAAAACAAAGAAGCGTTTAATATCTCTTATGAAGAACAAAAACTTTTTTTAGAACCTAATATAAAAGTTAAAAAAGGAGATAGAATAACTATTACTCAAGGTACAGGTCAAAAACATGTGTTATTTTCAAAAAAACCTTTTTATTATCCAAGCCATATAGAAGTAGTGCTGTCAGGAAGTGCAATTGATGAGTAAAAGCGATCTTAGAATGAAATCAAATGCTGATAAAGTTATTAAAAATTTAAAGAAAATGACACCCATTGCTGAAAAAGAAGGTACTGCAATGGTGAATGATTCGTTAGCTAAAATTTATCAGTTAATTGTACCTATGACACCAATTAAATCGGGTGATTTAAGACGAGGCTATCGAATCATTAAAGCTAGAAAGTTGTCTAGTGGTCGTATCGTGGGAGCATTGATTAATAATGAAAAATACTTTAGATATGTAAACGATGGCCACCGAACAAAAAATGGCGGATTTGTTAAAGGCAGATTTATGTTGCAAAAATCTAATAAATTAGCTAATGCAACATATATTCCGAAACGATTTAAACAAATGGCGATTATCATTGTTAAGAAAGGTTAGATATGTACGATAAAATTTTAAAAATGCTTACTGACACAATAAAACAGTTCTCGAATGCGCCTATCTATCTTGATGATGTAATGCAATCGTCAGAACCGTTTTATTTTGTGTTAAGTCTTGAAGAGAGTCTGACTGATAATGTAGGTCAAAACGTTCAAAATAAAGCATACAATGTTGATATTGCACTGGTTGATAGTAAGAAAGATAAACAATTAGTAACAAGCCTAACAGAAAGCTGTGGGGCTTTTTTTAATGTGTTGAATTTGGACGGAAATGAATTGTTTCCAGAAGATTATCAAACGTTTAAAACAGACGGAATTCAACATATCAATTTTAATGTTGCGTTCCCACAATTAATTGAATGGAGTGAAAAATAGATGGCAAAAATGAAAAATGTAAGTGTCATTTCTGTAGAGAAGCCAACGTGGTTCCCACTAAAAGACGAAACGGGCGCTTTTCCAGTTTACGGAACGCCAATTACAATCGGTACTGCTGTCAGTATCAAACCAGATGTTACAACAGAAACAACGCCTGACTATGGCGATAGTGTAGTTCAAGATCAGTATGTTGCATTTGGTGGTGCAGAAGTTACTTTAGAAACAAACGGCTACCAAAATGAAGTTTTAGCTGAAATTACAGGGGGAAAAAAATTAAAGGGTGGCGTATTGCGGTCTGCGGATGATATTGCATCAGATGGAGCATTTGCTTACCGTCGCCGAAAATCGAACGGTAAATATCGCTATACGATCTTCTATAAAGGAAAATTTGCTTTAACATCTGATGAAACATCTACATTAGAAGGAAGTTCAGTATCTTATACTCATCCAGAATGGACGGGGTCTTTCGTTGATGTTCCAGGGTTGGGTTATATGTATTCCGTGGATGAAGACGATGAAGGTGTCGACTTAGAGATGATTAAAAACTGGTTTACTGAGGTAATGGATCCACGTAAAGAAAATACTACTGCTGTTACTGGTGTAACTTTAGACCAAACAGAGTTAAATTTAAAAGTTGGCCAAACAGCAACCTTAACACCGACAATTACACCAGATAACGCCTCAAATAAAAAATATCAGTTCCGTTCAGAAAGTGAGGCTATTGGAACTGTAACACCAATTCAAGGGAAGGTTACTGCTGTAGGAGAAGGGACAACGGAAATCGTAGTCACAACAGAAGATGGTAACTTTACCGCAAAATGTACATTAAATGTAACAACAGCAGATTAAAAATAACAGTTTAGGACGACCTTGTCGTCCTATTTTATATGGAGGAATTAAAATGGCAAGTAAATTTCAACAAAAAATTAAATTAATGATTAAAGATGGAAGCAAATATACTACAAAACAATTCATGTCGGCAGAATTTTTACCAGGTTCAGTCATGGATACAGGTACGGATTTACAAATCAGGTTAGAAGAAGCAACAAAAACAAATGATATGGAAGCAATTCGTCCTATTTTAAGAGGATGCTATGACTTTATTGCTGACGTTATTTTTGAAAAACAGTTTACTGGACAAGAATATATTGACGGTATGGATGCTCGTGAATTATTGAAAATTACAGCTCAATTGTTAGGTTCTGTTACTTCTGGTTATGATGCAATTTATTCTGAACAGAAAAAAAAGTAACGGAACTTTTATATCATCCTCATTTTAAGTACACGCCACAATATCGAGAAGCAGAACTAAAAAGTTCGCTTCTTGAGAATGGGTGGACTTTAAATGAGATCGAAAACACAGATTTAAACGAGCTTTTGAAAATTTATGCATTTAAAGATGCTGTAGACGAATTTGAAAATATCAAATATCTTGATGAAAATACTATGTTCTAAGAGGGAGGGGGTACTTTTTGAACAATGAAGACTTAGTCTTAAAAATGATACTGGATGAATCTGGCTTTTCACAAGGATTAAATTCAGCAGTAAAAAAGTTACAAGGCTTTGATGTTGAAGTTGATAGAACAGGACAAAAAGGCGGCCGATCTCTTGGGAGCATATGGACGTCGTTTGCTGGTAACTTTTTAGCCAGCGGAGCTACTAAAATCATCTCAAAAGGAATTGGGCTGATTACCAGTAATATTGACGGAGCTATCAATCGTGTAGATACGTTAAACAACGCAAATCGCGTATTTGAAAATATGGGCTTTTCAGCTGGCGAAACATCCAAAACAATGGATAGCTTAAAGAAAAGTATCCAAGGGTTGCCTACACCTTTAGACAGTGCAATTAAAGGTGTTCAATTAATTGCTTCGTCTACAAACGACTTAGGGAAGTCAGAACAAATTTTTGCAGCTTTAAATAATGGAATTCTCGGTTTTGGTGGTTCTGCTGAAATGGTAGACAATGCTATTATCCAGCTGTCCCAATCGTTCTCAAATGGTAAAGTAGATGCGCAAACTTGGAATTCAATGATTAATAGTGGTTTAGGACCAGCATTAAACGCTTTAGCAAAACAGATGGGATTAACAGCTGGTCAGATGAAAGAAGGTCTCTCCGATGGTTCAATTTCAGTTGAAGAATTCCAAGATGCTTTAATCAAATTAAATAAAGAAGGCGGTGGCGGTCTTAAATCATTAGAACAGATTGCTAAAGACTCTACTGCAGGTATTAAAACCGGATTGGCTAACATGAAAACTGCGATTGTTCGTGGTGTGGCCAATGTTGTTACTAAAATTGACGAAGGCTTAAAAAGTGCGGGCTTTGGAAGTATTAGTGAAATCATCGCTGATAAAGGGGCAAAGATGGAAGCAGCTTTATCTAAGTTTGCTGAAATGATTCCACCAATGATAAAAACAGTCAAAGAGTTATATGATACCTTGGAACCTTTTGCGCCTGTACTTGCAGGCCTTGCTGGAAGTATCGGTACCATGATGACAATCAACAAGGTAAATAGCTTAGTAGAAGATGCAGTAAAAGGATATAAAAATTGGCGTGCCGCTACTGAGGGAGTTACAACAGCTCAAAAAATTCTAAATACTGTGATGAAAGCAAATTGGATCGGCATCATTGTTTCTGCAATCGTTGGTTTGATTGTTTACATTGGTTATCTGTGGAAAACTAATGAAAACTTTAGAGAAGCGGTTAAAAATATTTGGAAAAATATACAAGAATTTATTTCTAGTGCTGCAGAAACGGTTGTGAAAGCTTGGGATTCCACAATGGAATTTTTCAGTAACATGTGGGATGGCACAAAAGAGGCTTTTTCGAATGCTGGCACATGGATGAAAGAAGCACCTGGAAATGCAGCCGACTGGGTTAAAAATAAGTGGAACGGTACTAAGGAATTTTTCAGTGGACTTTGGAATTCAACAAAAGAAGGCTCAAAAAATACATGGGAAAATATTAAACAAAGTGCTGCTGACAGTGCTAAAAGTGTTGGAGAAAGTTTTAAAAATGGCTTTGATAATGTGAAAGATTGGTTTAAGGGTGTTGGAAAATCAATATCAGATGTTTTCACAACAGCATTTGATTTTGTCTGGAAATATATTGGTCCATATGTAACAGGAATCAAAAATGCGTTTAAAATGGTTGTTAACGCTATGAAAGCGAACATTGAAAATGTCAAAATGATCGCTGAAAATGTCGTCACCATTCTAAAAAATGTTCTATTAGCTCCAATTCTTTTCATTACATCAATGATCACAGGTGGATGGGAAGAGGCAAAAGAAAACATGATTGCCGTTTGGGATAATATTGCTGAAGCTGCTCAGACTATTTGGTTCGGGATTAAAAATATCTTTTATAACACTGTTACAGCTATTTCCTATTCAGTCACTTCTATTTTTAATGGATTGATGTTGACAATTAAAAAGATTTGGATTGATGTGAAGTTATTTTTCACCTTACTCTGGATTGACATTAAATATGGAGCGATCAACGTTTGGATTGAAATTAAATATTCTATCATCGAAACGTGGATAAATATTAAATTTGAAGCAATTAGAATATGGGAAAGTTTGAAAACTTGGTTCTTTGAAACAGTAGAAAACATTAAAAATGGTGTAATTGATGGTTGGAATAACTTAAAACAAGGCACAGTTGATACATTTAACGCAACTGTTCAATGGTCAAAAGATACCTGGAATAATTTTAAACAGTGGATTGTTGATCTTGTGACAGGTATAAAAGACGGCATCATTAACGGTTGGGAAAACTTAAAACAGGGAACAATTAATATTTTCAACAATTTGGTACAAGGTGCTAAAAATGCGTGGAATAATCTTAAAAGAAGCGTTAGTGATACAGTTGAAAATGTGAAGCAAACCTTTAATGATATGCGCCATATCGATTTATTTGAAATTGGTAAAAATATTATCCAAGGATTAGTTAACGGTATTGGTTCAATGATTGGTGCTGTGAATAAAAAAATTAAAGAAGTTGCTGGTAATATTAAAGAAAAAATCAAAGGTGCTTTAGGCATTCATTCACCTTCAAGATGGATGCGGGATATGATTGGTAAAAATATTGTATTAGGTGTTGTAGCTGGTATTGACCAAGAAAAAGGAACGCTTGACAAATCAGTGAAAAAAATGACCGATTTACCAACAGAGTTACCAAATTTTTCTACTACTGGCAGATATATCAACCAACAAGGAGCTCAAACAGAAAGCTTAGCTAAAAATAAAGGTAATGCTACGACTAATATTGGCGGTGATACTTTCAATATCAATATACAAGCTATGGGAAAATTAAATGAAAAACAATTAATGGATATGGCTAAAGACCTCGTTAAGTATATTCAAATTGTTAAAAATAGAGATAGTGATGCAACGGGGGGTGCTTTTGGTGGAATTTAAAAGAGGACAGTTTTTTCTTAATGGAAAACATAGTTCTGAATTCAATGTATTTATGAGAGAAAGACCTGAACGACTTTCTGCAGGACGTGTGGTAGAGCTTAGGGAGCGAATGGGTAATGATTCAATAGCCGTTGATTTTGCATATTATAAAAATGTAGAACGTACCATTACATGCTATGCGAAAGCAAATACTTTACAAGAAGTTTCTTTTTTAGAAGATGAAATTTCTTTTTGGCTCGATATGGGAAACTATTCTGATTTTATTGTCTATTTTGATGAGCATTATATTTATCAGGCGATTGTAACGAGTCCACCAAAATTTACAGGAACAAGAAAAAGCGGGTTTTTAATTCCTTTTGAATTTACTGTAAGTATCCGACCTTTTAAGAAAAATCGTATTGGCCAATATTGGATAAGTAATCCTAATCAGTTAATCAATACAGAAAAATATCCTTCAGAACCCATTATTCAGATTTTGGGGTCTGGGGATATTTCTTTTTTTATCAATAATCAATCATATTCATTAAAAGCAATTAACGGTGACATCATTATAGATTCAGAAAAACAAGAAGCTTATAGAAAATCAGGCGGAGCATTTGAAATCTTGGATCATAAAACACTTTTTAAAGATTATCCGATTTTAAAATGTGGAGAGAATAATTTTCGCTGGACTGGTAAAGTAACAGAGTTTAAGGTTCAGCCGAATTGGAGGCGAAAGGTTTGATTCCAGTTATTTTTAAACCTGGAGAAAAAGATTTTTCAACAAATGGATTAGGACGTCTTGTTGATGCGACACGTTGCGAAATCACTGAAGAAGCAAACGGAAAATATGAACTAGAAATGGACTATCCAGCGATTAGCAGATTTAGTGATTATTTCGAAAATGGCTATCAAATTAAAGCAAAGCCAAATGACTTAGAAGAATACCACATTTTTGAGATCAAACAAACGTTTAAAGATACTTTTACTAATAGCATTGTTATTTATGCCCAATCTCGTACTTATAAGCTAGGAAACAGACAAGTGAGGCTAGTAACAGTTGATAATCGTAATGGTGCAGAAGCAATGAAATTAATCGAACAGAACATGGACGAACCTTGTGATATCAAACTATATTCTGATATAAATACAGCTTCTAGCACTACATTTGAAGCTAGAAATGTATTGAATTGTATTGCAGGGGAACAAGGTTCTCTACTTCAATACTGGGGCGGAGAAATAAAACGAGAGCCTTTTAAATTATCTTTGCTAAGGCGTAGAGGACGAGATAACGTTGGAACTGTTCGTTATGGTAAAGATTTAAAAGGATTAACCATTAAATTTGATTGGCAATCAATTGTTACTAAAGTTTTGCCATTTGCAGAGCTTCAAAGTGGAGCAGACGGAACTTCTCAACGGATTTATGGAAATGCAGTTAAAAGCGAATATATCAGTAAGTATCCTGATGTTTACGCTCAATACATTCAGTTTACTGAAGATCAAGGAGTAAAAGATATAGCTAGCTTAAATAAAGTGGCAAGTAAATACTTCACTACATTATATCCAGGAAGTGATAAGCCTAAAGTTTCTATTGAATTAGAAATTGAGAAACTTACAGATTCAGAAGAAGCAAAAGAATTTGCTAAGATGCGTAACTATAATTTATTCGATACATTCACTGTATACCACAAGCTTTATGATATTGACATTCAAACGAAAGTTACAGGAATTGTCTATGATGCTTTAGCAGAAAAAACAATAAAAATCACTGCGGGAGATATCCAAGTTGCTTTTTATAAACAGCAAAGCCAAGACTTTCAAGAAGCTATAAAAACATTGACAAAAAAAGAGTATATGAGTGATTTTGTAGATTATATTACTAATTTGATTAACGGTGTTGAAGGTGGAAGTATACTTCAATATCCTAAAAATCGACCTAATACCCATTATTACTTAGATACGGAATCCACGGATACTGCAAAAGATGTGATTGCAATTAATAACAAAGGAATTGGATTCTCAAGAACTGGTTGGAAAGGTCCATTTAAAAATGCGTGGGGAATTAATGGAGTATTGAATGCGGACTTTATAGGAGCTGGCAAAATAAAATCTAATATTTTTGAAACATCATTTAATAGCTGTGGAGATATTTTACGTATGGTAAACGGTACTTTACAAGCTTGGAATAATAAGAAAAAAATCATGGAATTAACTAAAAAAGGGATGGAGTTTTGGAATGGTAATAGTCACGTTGGCACGATGGGAACAAAGGGAAATCCTTTTCCAGGGTTAGCAGATAAAAATGGAAATCCTGTAGTTTCTGATGGGAATTCATTACTATTAGTCGCAGATAATCCCCAAAAAATTATTGGTTTGTCTAACCAATCAGGCACAGGACATTTAATTACTGGTCCTACACAGTTTTTTGTTGGAAATAATTTTAACTTTTTTGGTCCAAATGGAAGTAAAGCAATTCTGACAGTTGATCGATTGATTGTGGGCGGCAAAGAAGTTATACCTGGTCAAAATGGTGGTGGCGGTTCTGGAGCTGGAACAGGTGGTTATCCATCAGAAGTTACAAGCGATGCAGATAAATTTGCTTGGGACTTATGGAGTTACCTATTAGCTAATGGATACAGCAAAGCAGCTGCTGCAGGTATCCTTGGAAATGTACAAGGAGAAGTTGGTCCAAGTATGAACCCAGATACCGAACAAATAGGCGGTCCAGCTTACGGATGGGTTCAATGGGACGGTTCAGCATATCCATTGGTAGGCGCACCAACTTGGAATGGCCGAGAATATGTACAACGCTTAATCGCAGCTGCAGGTATCAAACAAGACTATAGGACGTCATTAGCCCAAGCTCAATTAATTAATTGGTGTATGTTCAATGGGCAATGGTTAGGACAAGTAAGTCCATTAACAGTTGATGAATTTAAAGTTGTCAGCTCGCCTAAAACAGCTGCTTATGCGTTTGAATTAAACTTTGAACGTCCAGCTGCAGCACATCCAGAAAGACAAACCTATGCACAAGTATGGTATGACAAATTCAAAGATTTGAAAGCTTCTACTGCAACAGGAAAAGCTGGCATAGAACATTTGGAGACCTTAATGGGCAAATGGCTTGGTAATGGGCAATGTTATGCCGTTCCAGCCGAATATTCTGGTTTTATGGGCGGCTGTGGTTTAGGCGCAGGAACAATTTATGGCTTTTCACATGTAATTGGTGATACATCATCTGCTGCAGATATTGGTGAAGCATATGATTGGAATGCGGTAGGTTGGCGAGTAATCCAAAATCCAACGTATCAAGATTTAGTAGTAGGAGCAATCGTCAATATTAGACGAGGTGGCCAATGGGGAACAGGTTGGACAGTAGACCCAACATATGGTCACACGGGCGTGATTTACGGCTTAAATAACGGACGTATCCAAACCATAGAACAGAACGCCGAGCAAGGGCAAATTGTCGCAAAATATGACCGATTATATTTTGCTAATTCGATTCAATCGATTGTTATTCCACCAAAATAACGAAAGGAGGATTTTTCAATGGTTAAATGGCAAGCAACGTTAAGTACAACCGAACCTTACAACTATGTCGGTATTATTAATGTGCGTCAAGGGAATAAGAACACAGAAGTCTTAGAAGTAACTATTACAGAAAATTCTTTGCTGTTAGATTTAACAGACGGTAAAGTTTTTTTTGAATCGCATATTGATAATAAATTTCCGATTCAACGACCAACAAAAATCATAGATGCTAAAAAAGGGATTATTCAGTATACGTTTGACGAATATTCTATGCAGTCGTTACACAGACAAGAAGCTTATTTTAGTATTTATAAAGGCGACGATTTAATCGGCACAACGCAGAATTTTTCTTATTTTGTAATAAATGCTGCTTCTAAAACAGAGGGCGAAATGGGTTCTTATTGGCAGTCCATTGAAGATTTAATCGCGGACATGAACGCTTTTATCAACGAAAATAAGGGTGATTTTACTGATTGGATGAATGCTAGAAAAGAAGAGTTCGAAGCGTGGCGAGATGCGCAAAAAACAGATTTCACTTCATGGTTCGAATCAATCAAAGATATTTTAAAAACGATTGATCCTGGCGGTACGATGTTAGCCGAGCTAATGGATGCACGTGTAGACATTCAAGGAGTGCGCCACAATTCAATTTCTGACCGCTTATTGGCAGATATGGAATATTTGTATCAGAAATTAGAAAAACGTTTGTATGCGTTAGAATATGGCGAAATAAGTGACTTGATTATTTTACAAGATGATGCTTTCTCGCTGAATCATGAAACAGAAATTGTTGGAACAGTTGATTATCCTGCGATTGATGGGGCATTGGTTATCGCAACAGTTGATGATACAAAACAGAACGCTTATGTGTTTGAAAAAGTGGGTGAAATAAGTGGTTAAAGCAAAACGAATGATGGAAACCGATGAAAATGGCGTGGAACGTCAGTTTTATCCTATTACACATGCATCCGCTGTTCGAGGATTAGAAAAAATTATTGCGGGTCAATCAAAAGTATTATCTGTTAATGGATATACTGGGGCAGTAATTATCACTAAAGCAGATCTAGGCTTAGAAAATGCACTGACAGAACTTCCTTATGCGACAGAAGAAACAGACGGTATTATCACTGCTGAAATGTTTCAACGGTTGTCAAATGGCGAGGGAGGCGTGTACATTCTTCCAATCGCTACCGCAGATGAACTGGGCGGAATAAAGGTTGGCCAACTGTTAGAAATTACAGAAGACGGAACGTTGTCTGCGGTAAAGCAAACAGATCAAAATTTTACCACTGAACTAAAAGCAAAACTGGAAGAGTTGAAAGGTTATACCGCTGGAGCGAATATCTCTATTTCAGAAGATGGGGTTATTTCAGCAACTGGTGGTGGCGATGGCGGCGGAGTGAATCAACAATATGTTGACCAAAAAGTTCAAGAAGCCATTGACAGAATACCTGATATTACGTTTGAGAAAGTAGGCGAAGTACAATGACAGATATTGTTAAATTAAAACAAGGAGGAATACCGGTATTTCCTCAAACACATTGGAATGCTGTGGAAGGGAAACCAGAAGTATTAAAAGGTGAAAAGGGAGACCCAGGTCCACAAGGTCCAAAAGGAGATAAAGGAGACGTTGGTCCGCAAGGTCCAGCAGGGCAAAACGCAACAACGACAGACGTTGCAACCTCAATAAAAAATGGCTTGATGTCTAAAGAAGATAAAACAAAACTAGATGGATTGCCAGCAATTACGTTTGAAAAGGTAGGGGAAGTGTAATGACAACAGATATTGTTCAATTAAAAGAAAAAGGAAAACCAGTCTATCTTAAAACACACGCTGCAGCTATTGATGGCGTAGCAGGATTACTCGTTAGAGCAGACGGTAGTGATGAGACTGTGCGCGGAATTAAAAATTTTCAAGATGGGATAAAAGTAGGAAATAAATCATTAGATGCAAGTTTAATGGATCGACTACTAAATGTAGGTAAAAAAATTTGGTCAGGTGCATGGTATATGGGGGAAAATCAATCAATTAATCCGAGTTTACCATTGGATCAATGTCTTTCTGGCTGGTTATTTTTATATCAACCATATAACAC